TTGCAGACCTTTCAGCTCTTCTCGCAGTTTTGCAATCTTCTCATCTTGCGCAGTAATCCAAGTAGCATCGCCGGATACTACTGCTTCACGCAAACGACGAGGAGTAATTGCTGCTTCAAGAGCAAGAATTTCTAACACAATCTCTTCTTGCCGTGACAGTCTTGGCATGTATTGCTGACGCAAACGCTCAGCATCTGCTTCTGATACTTGCAGCCACGAAGGAGAAACTGGTGCGCGCTCAGGGTCGCAATGAATTACAGTCTTTGCCTGAGTGTCAAAGTAATATTGCATCATGGCTTTCTCCGATACTCAGCCCAATTCTGGATTGCTGGCACCCCGTTAGTTTTAAAGTAATACCAATATCCTGGCGGTACTATCGTCAGGTTGGTATCGTAATCATTAATGCCATAGTTAAGCCCCATACACTGCACAATCTCTCGCACTGCTTGAGTCATTTGAGCTGAATACGTCAGCAGTGTAGGATCTACTGGACGAGTTGCAATGTAAGCTTCCAGTCCCGTAGACCCCATACTCAGCTGAGTAGATACAATCAGCTCTTCGTCAGTATCATTGAAA